ATCATTTGTAGTGAAATTATTATCAATCAACATACGCAGCATTGCTTCTGCTTGTTTTTCATTTTGTTTTTTCATAGCTTCTGGTGTGATGCTTTTCTTTTTTACACGCTTGCCATTCTTTCTATAGGTTCTTGATGTGTGATAATCAAGTACCTCTATCATATTTTTAGATATGACTTTTTTACGCTTCCTCATCGTAATTACTCCCCATGGTTGATTTGTTAATATGTTATATCTAGTTAATAAGAAAAGCCTTTAAATAAGCTTTCCCCTAGTCTTTTTTATGTCCATGTGATATAATTACGTTAGGTTTGGTACGTAATTACGTGCTTGATTAGGCCACTTTAATTAGTGGCCTTTTCTTTTTGCCTTGGATAGTTACAATGCATATCTCCTTTTTCTATTTCTAAATATTGACATGTATCGCAATGTTCCATGCAGATTATTCCTTTGGCCTGTCTACAATGAATGTAGGCATGGCCTTTTTTATTGCACTCATCACATATGCTGCAGTATTTACTCATTATTCATCACCGCATCAAGCAGTATTTCTCTTGCCCTTAATGCAAGATATACTTTGTTTTCTTTAATTGGGCCTTTACCTGTTATGCGTAATACATATTCTCCTGTCCTTCGCTTAACAAAAATAGCGCATCCATTAGCAAGAATAGTAAAGTCTAAACTTGCACTTTTATTGCTTACGCTAATTGATGTAATGTGTTCCCTTAAAACTTGCATTTCTTCATCATCAAACATTAAATATGTTTTTAGTAGATCTAGTGCTTTTTTTCTTTTATCTTTCATTTTTTATCACCTCCTTAATCCTTTCTAACATCCGGAGAATTTATATCCCCAGTGATAACATCGTTTTACCATTTCACTAATATCTCCCCTGTAATCCACCAATAGAAAATACCTACTACTAGATATAAAAAACATGCTCCGACAATAAAACCCTCTATAACATCAGCTAATTGTGGCGCCATAGCAGCACGTCTAAACTCACGTTTTTCTTTGTATGTCATCGCACTCATCTTGTCTTTTACCTCCTTACTCTCCTATTCGTGCCTGGCATCGTTTCCCTAACCATGCATTAAACGAATCTAAATGAATCAATCGTTTGCCACCTCGGGCTCCTATTTTCATCGACGGGAAATCAAAGTCGGCCGCCCATTGGCGAATCACATCCTGAGGAACGCTTGCTAGTTCAGCAGCCTCAGCAACTGTTATGCATAATTTATTCCTGTCCACAACAATCCTCCTTTATATCTTTTTATAGATATTCATAAATTTTTCATGAATATTTTGTGTATTCTTAAATAATTGTTTGTATAATCGCCTTAGGAAGGAGGCGGTTATACATGAACCACCAAAACATAATTGAATCGAATGCGCTTCACACTATGAATGTAATAAAACCTAGAGAAGGGGGCGATGCTGGATGGATGTATGAAAGAATTGTTAAATCAATCGAGGATTTCGAAAAAGATTTAGGCAATGAATATCAAGCAGGTGGTAGACTCGTTAATTTTCAAGACATCGTTTTTAGCATTGAAGATGTAGGGTATTGGGGACCAGATATGATTATCTTTGACGGCACCCTGCCTGATGGTTCTCACGTTCAGCTCTTACAGCATATAAGTCAATTAAATCTTTTACTGGTATCTGTACCTCGTAAGGATGACCTAACGCAGCCCCGTCGCAAGATAGGTTTTCAGATTGATTCAACAACTCCAGATTAATTTTTTTCACTAAAAGAGTGCTCTCAACAGGGTACTCTTTTTCTATTTCGAATAAATTTTCCACAAGTTCTTTTATCTCCTCGTTAGATATAACATTTGATTTAATTATGATTTTCATATATTCTCCTTTATCAACATCTAATAGAAAAAAATTTAAGTTCTATAAAGTCCATTACAATTTATCTAATTTTCATAAAATTTTAAGCGCCCAAAATGCTATGGATACGCCTAATGAAACAGAGGAAACCACTACAGCAATAAATGGTAAGCAATCCCCAAAATCACCCCCTGTTGCTTCAGCTCTTATAAATTTATTTTGATAATTAAATGACTCCCTATTTTCTTTTGTATAAATTCCCCCTACACGGTTCTTCATCGCTACACCTCCGCTACTTCTAATATGATCATCTCCATCTTTTGTTTTATATTCATCAAATTTTCATGTATAATATTTTAGATAGGATAATGACATATGCTGAACTACTTGGTAACAAGTAGAAGTAAAGGATAAAAAGCCTTTTCGATAACATCTTGGTGGTTAACCCACAAGTAGAAATTCTTAAACATGCAAATAAAGTTATTTCTATGGTTCAATCTTCTGCAAACACTTCACTTGCAAAAGCATTTACCTTTAACGCTCAAACACAAGGAGCTTTAGCGTTAGCACAAAATGTGGCCAATAACCCAACACTTCAATTAGCGAAATCTTCTGGTATCGCTCAATTACGTGATTTTGATTTAAGAAAGGATGTGTACACGTCCCATTAGTAAGTAATTACTAATTGCAAATTGGGTGAATTCAAGGAATCTCCTGCCGTAACAGGACAACCTTGAGCCAAGACAAAGTAAATGCCTCGTATGCTTTGTAAGGTGCAACGCATAGATGGTGAGGAGCATTACCAATAATCCATCCACGAGCGCCCAATATCCTATCTATTGCCACTAACTTTTGTTAGTGGCTTTTTATTTTTCCATTTGTTTTCACCTCTTTGTTTTTTCTCATTTTTGAGACTTTTCAGATAAAAAAATAGAGTAAGCTTCCGCATCAGTTAATGAAAGCACATCTTTAATTCGTAATGCTTCTTCTATTGTGAAACTATTTCCATCTTTTTCAAGTCTTCGATAAAATGTGCTTCTATCAATACTTACTTTGTCTGAAAATTCTACAATATTATACCCACAATCTAATATTTTTCTTTTTAAAGCTTGTACATTCAAATATATCACCTCCTCTTCTTGTCTCATTTTTGAGATTAACTAAAGTATAGTACTTTTATTTTAACTCGTCAATATATATTTTCTCATTTATGAAACATTTTAAACTTTTTAAAATTATTTGTTGCAAATATGATACACTTGTAATATACTTGTCTCAAAGGAGACGAAGTTATGACTGAACAAATACATGAACGAATAAAACGTTTACGCAAACAAAATAAATTATCTGTCGATGAGATTGTAAAAAAATTAAATATTTCTCGTGCAACATATTATCGCTACGAAAGTAATGAAATAGAGAAATTACCTTTAACTATACTTGAGCCACTTGCAAAAATATTAAATACTACTCCTGCATATTTAATGGGCTGGCAAGAACCGCATCAAGAAAATAAATCTATTACATCCACTCAAACAGAAGGTTACTATGTAGATCCTGAAACTGCAGAATATGCAGAATATCTACGTACACGCCCAGAGGCTCGTTTATTATTCTCCGCATCACGTGGAATTTCAAAGGAGGATATGCAAAAAGCTGTGGAATATATTGAATTTTTAAAATCTAAATATAAATAATTGTCCGCTATATCAAAATCAATATAAAAGAAAGGAGTTTGACAAAGAGTTCTTGCAATGGTATATTGTGTACATGGTATCTGGGGAGGCTTTGCAAAAAGCTGCAACCTGAAAAAGGTCATGTACACTTATGTGTGCATGGCCTTTTTATTATTATGAAATCATTTAAAACTTATGATGAACAAATAGATATATTATCCAATTCTGGTTTGTTACCTAAATATACTAATAAATCACCTTCCCCTGATATAAAAGGTCCAGCTGTAATTCATATTCACAATCCATTTAAACATCCAACCTCTGATCGTGATATTAGAATGACCATACTCAAAAATTCTAAATCGTATGTGAAAGATTTACTACAAACATATGGATATTACAATATTATCAACCAATATAATAAGCCTTTTCTAACTAATGATAAATATATTGATGATATCGATTTCTTTAAACTATTCAGTATCCAACAAGTTGATGCTAGGATTAAAAACCTTATATTTTATCCTATTTTACAAATCGAGCAACGATTAAAAACTTGTATATCTTATGAGTTTGCAAAAGCTTACGGACCATTTGATGGTGATAGCATTGATTGTCACTACATAGAACCATATTTAAATGAATCAAATTACACACAAAATCTAAAGACAAAGAAAAATGAATTAAAGCATGAGTTATTAATAAAACGATTAAAAAAGATATACAAGGATACTACATTTAAGCCGTTTACTCACTATCGAACAAAACATGGACATATCCCTATATGGATTTTTATTAATAATCTTTCATTTGGTGAAATGCTACACTTCTATGAAGTTCTTAAAATTCAGGATAATATTTCATCATTTTTCCATATGACTCCAAGCCAACTTCGTACAAGTATATTATTTTTAAATCAAGTTCGTAATGACTGTGCCCACTTTTCAAGTTTTATCAACCATGATTACCCAAAGTTAAAAGAAAGCTTGCCATTACTTGTCGACTTTACCACTACTTTTCAACTTGAATATCAAGATAACATTACCAATATTTTTAAATTACTCATTGTTTTTAAATATTTATTACCGAACAATGCATTTATTAATTTCACACAAGCTATTGATAAGGATGTATTTAGTATGATTTATAAGGAATACATACCAGTAATTAGCGAGTTTATGCAAGACGTACTTATGGCCCCTTCGTCAAAAGCTTACAAAGAAAAACTAGATTTTTTGCGGGCTCAACAGATCTAAACATAAATAGTCGACACAAGGGAGGGTGTTGTAATTGGTAGTTAATATAATTTATTGCAATTTACCACATACTAATGCGGTATCGGAGGAATGTGAAGATGTAGATACCCATAATATCTACATAAATAAAAATCTCCCCCATGATCGCATGAGGGAGGAAATTAAACATGAGTTAAGTCATATTATTCGTGATGACTTTTATGTGGATCATCACGTTAATTTAGTCGAACGTATGGTAAGGATGTCTCAAATTGAAGACGGGGAACTTAATGGAATCGATTTTTATCACCACATTATTTAACACAGGGAGATGACAATATGAAAAAAGGGTTAGTATTAGCAACAATATTTGCATTGTGTTCAACAATGATAGTTAGCGCTAAGGAATTTAATGATGCACGTTGGCAATGGTTCTATTCAAATTCTGATTACACAGGGAAAGTCGATTTAAACACATTGTCCTACGACCCTTCTACCGACACAGCTAGGGCTTGGGCCGTATGGGTACGAACTTCAGGAACACAAGAACTTTTATCTTATAAAATTCATTTCTCTGATAATTCCGTTGATCTATTTGATAGAAACATATATCGAAGTGGATCTGATTCCATAATTAGTAACTATAATTTTAACGACCAAAACCATGTCGCTGCCCCAGGAATGGGTGATGAAGCACTCATTGCTTCAGTAAAAGGATTGGTTGGCCGTGATGCTAAATTAGCAGACTACAAAAAACAACAAGCCGATGAAGCACAGGTTCAGGAACAAAAACGCATTGAAGAGCAAAAAGCAGCCGAAAAGAAAGCTAAGCATGAACGTAATCGAGATATTTTAAGAGGGATATTTGGGATATAACGGGAGACATAAATAATGCGAATTGTATCGTTAAAAATCAACAAATTTAGGGCCTTTACAAACGCAGAGTTTACTATCGGTAAAAACATTACAGTTCTTTCCGGGACTAACGCGGTAGGCAAATCTACTATTCTAGGCTTACTTGGAAATTCGTGTGAGCTAAAAGCAGATAAAGGGAAGCCGATTCTTCAACCAGCATTCCGTTGCGAATGGGGAGAGTTATTCAAAATGTCTCCTGATTTTGACACCACGGCGTCTAATGTTGCCTCAATTTCCTATGAAGGTGACTCTGAGCTAAAATATCGAATTACCTGGCAACAAAACAACACGCGTGGCAGATTAATTCCTGTTACTACCACTCCTTCTGGCACCCCATCTAATGCCAAAAAAGAGCATCCGTCTTTATATTTAGGTTTATCAAGACTATATCCGTTGGGTGAGTCTACTATAGCAACCAATACAGCTCCAACTGCCGTAGACGTGGACTCTACATCATTTCTGGAAACTTATCGAAAAATATTATCTATTTACGATGATATCCAATCTGTCAATCAAATTACAGTAGATGTGACGAAAAGAACTCCAATCGGTGTGAATACCGATAAATATGACTATCTTACCAATTCTGCTGGGCAGGATAATTTGGCGCAAATACTTCTCGCCGTAGAGTCTTTCAAAAAATTGAAATCCGAACGTGCTGAAGATTACCAAGGCGGATTATTATTAATAGATGAAATAGATGCGGCGCTACATCCATCAGCACAGAATAAATTATTTGACTACTTATACGAATGGTCAAAGAAACTAGACTTGCAAGTTGTATTTACAACCCATAGTCTATCTTTGCTTGATCATGCTCGATTAATAGCAAAGCCGATGCAGTTATCTAACGATACAATTAAACCTATTGAGATATATTTCTTAAGCCGTGCAAATAATGAGATTACTCCAACTATAATAAGGTCCCCTGAACCTCTTTTGTATAGAAATTTATTACAAGAAACAGTTGCTTTCCGTTCAGCACAAAAAATAAAACTAATCTCAGAAGATGCTGAAGCACGATGGTTATTAAATTGCTTGCTTCCTCCGGAACTTTTAGCAAAAATTAATTTACTAGATACTACAGTAGGTTGTAACGAAGTCTTATCTCTAAGTAAATGTGATCCTACTTATTTCAATACAAGAATTATAGTCTTGGACGGCGACGTTAAATCAAAGACAGCTACAATGGCTACTATTCGAGCACAAAATGCTAGTGGGCACTATATCTACTTATTGCCGTCAAGCAAACCAATTGAGGAGAGTTTATTAATGTTCCTTAATTCAAACTCAGAGCAAGCACGAAAATACTTTGGACAGTATATTTGCCTTCAATACGGCCTAACCTATAGCCACTTCCAAGACATCAACTTATCTAACTATCAAAGAAACGGTAAAAAAAGGGATAAAATGAAAGCTTGGTTCAATGCCTATAAAGCTCAATTTGACGAAACTAATCTTTTCAAATTCTGGAGAAACGAGCATGAGGACGAGTGTAATAAACTTATTGAAGACATTGATAATGCAATAGATGAAATCTCTAAAAAACTCTATATTCCTGAATAATTTCTACTGGCCATTCTTGTAATTTCCCATTATACTTATAAGAAAGGAGGTGTATTCTATGCCTGTAACAAAGTCGGTGCTTCGCTACCCTGGTGGCAAAACCCAACTTGCTAAATTTGTGAGTAACCTTATTACTATTAACAAAATGAAAAACCCTATATATTGTGAGCCATTCTCCGGCGGGTCTGGTGTTTCAATGGAACTGCTATTAACTAATAAAGTTGACTATGTCATACTAAATGACCTTGATCCATCTATTTACTCTATTTGGTTTGCGATATTACACGATACGGATAAACTCGTTGACACAGTACAATCCATGCCCATCACAATGGATGAATGGTATCGCCATAAAGATATATATTCTGAGCTAAAAGACATTCCAGTCTATGACTTTAGATTAGCAGTATCAGCTTTATTTCTTAACCGGACAAATCGCGGAGGTATCATCACTGGAGGCCCCATTGGAGGCCATGCGCAAAAATCAAACTACTCCCTAGATTGTAGATTTAATAAAGCTGGAATCGTAAAAAAAATACACACAATAGCTGAACAGAGCCATAGAATACGCCTATATATGCTCGATGCTAAAGACTTGATTAACGACGTATTGTTGCAAGAAAGTCCGGAGCAACTATTTACATTCTTTGACCCACCGTACTATAAGCAAGGCCAGGCTTTATATAAGAATGCATTTAATCATGAAGATCACGTAGCGTTATCTGAAGCTATTAAAATGATGAACGGGTACAAATGGATTACAACATATGATGAATGCCCTGAAATACAATCAATTTATACTAACTATCGATTATACACATATAAACTAAGATATTCAGTGAACCAATTCCGTAAGGCAAATGAGTATCTCTTTGCTAGCCCTACAACAAAGCTAAAATCTTTCGATAAAGTCAAATTAATTTAGAAAAAAATAAGCCCTCACTACAGTGAGGGCTGCTAAAAACTACATACCTAGCCTTAGAGAAANGGTTATTTTTATGGCTAAAAAACGAGCCGATGGACGCTACCAAGTATCCAAAATGATTAATGGTAAGCGCAAGTACTTTTATGGCAGCACAAAGAAAGCTGCTATGGAATCTATGGAGAAATATATAAACGCTAACCAATCGTGCGCCAATTTCGATGATACAATTTCATTAAATACATGGATTAATATATGGTTACAACTAAAAGAGAAGAGCATAACACCAGCTACCTATCAAAGTTATACAGGGATTATTAATCGTTATATTAGAAACAAAGTTGGTAATGTAAAGCTAGCTGAGATTAAACCAAATACATTACGGTATGTCTTTGAATCTATGGATGATTTGTCCTCTCGAACCATATCATATACCATGACAATACTAAGTTCGATATTAGAGCAGGCTGTAAAGGATGATATCATCCCCAAAAATTATATGCGTAACCTAGATAGGCCAAAGCAGGTTAAAGTTCGTCATATGGTAACGTTGTCTGCAGATGAGGTTAAAAGCTTCTTATCTAATATATCTAACTCTGAGCATCACACACTCTTTAAATTAGCATTTGCAACCGGCATGCGACGCTCCGAATTATTAGGTCTAAGATGGTCTGATATCGACTTTAAGAAATCTACCATATCCATTTCACAAACAGCACTCAAAATCGGATCAACTGCAGTTATATCAAATAC